ACATGAAGTGCATCTGTCTGGGCCTCACCCGCGCTGATAAACATAACCGGAGAAATTACTGAAGAAGGTGGATTGGTTGTAATTTCACAAAGAACTGCATCGTCCTTATAGAATATTGATTTTGCTCCGTCCCAGTAAATAGCCAATTCCATCCATGTATCATCTGCGTATGTTGTGCATCCGACCTCTGTTGAAAAGACGTCAGCCTCACCCTGCAAAGCGATAATATTGGTTGTGTTGTCATACGAAAGGAATCCCCAGCCGTCATCGAAAGCCCTTGCAGTCGGAGGAGGCGCATCCATAAAATCGGTCGTGGTCTGGACAGAAGTTAATCCAACAAAAAAACCTTCCTGGCCAATTGTCCCACCGCCTTTTACAATCTTACATCTTGTCTTGAATATTGCTTTCTTGCCGGAAGTTAGTTGCCATACTCCGTTTGATTGCTGAAGACCAAGCGAATCAGATGCGCCAGTCAAGGTTAAGGTAAGAACTCCGGTTGGTCCGATTACGGCATCTGCTCCAGCATTAACCATATCTAATATCCATGCAGCATCACCTTGGGCTACGTCGTAATGAAGAAAGTCATCAAACCAAATAGCCCATTTAGTAGGGTCAAGATAAGGAAGGCGTCCTAAAGGATTGTCGATTGATACATTTGAAATTCCGTTTAAGAATCTTTGGGGTGTGCTCATTTTATATCTCCTTAAAAGCGTTGATCATGTCAACGCCCCCGACGGGAAGCCAAGGGCGCTTTCATGGAGGTTAATTTTAATTAAGCTGATACTATCGTAGCTCCTGTGTCTAATGGGGTGTAATAAATATCCCACTTGACTGAACCAGTATTAAGGGCACTTGCATTGTTAAATCCGATTACACCAGGAGGTACTACAACCCCGTGTTTAGGGCAAATAGTTGCGCCTGCATTTGTGCCTATCAAAGCTTCTCCTGTAAGACCGGTAATTCCGTATAAACACCCTACTTCATCGGCCGTTAAATCCAAAACCGCACACAAATCGGCTGCGGTTCCGGTTGTAGGCGTCGATATAAGCTTGCAATTTGTAGCTTGGCCCTGCACAACGGTTGTTACTTCTCCGATAATGGCATGTACTACCACTCGCCCAGTAGCCACAGTAAACAAGTCAACTGTACTCGTTGCGGCTAAACCAGCGGTTGCTTTGCTGACCTTTTTACCCATTGTCATTGCCTGTACAGCATCACCATCGAAGTGTTCTTCGCTAAAGGCATTATCCCCAACCTTAGCGGCTGTGATGGCATCAGCGCCAAGAACAACTCCATTAGTCCCTGTATCTAACAAAATTGCCGCCACATCGGTCGCAATTCCACCACCCACAGGTGTAGCTTGTGGGAATAAACTACCTGATTCATCAATAGCATCGGTTTCATAGTTTCCAACACACATACAAGAACCGGGATCAAGCATAGAGCCCAATGTTCCCTCACCCATTGCATTGCCTTGAATTAGGCCCTTAGCGGTTGAGGAAAAAATTATTGCAGGACCAAAAAGGAAGGTATTGTCTTTAATAAGACAATTTGTGTGAGTTACTCCAGAATTAATACCACCGACATCCCATCCGTTAGTGTCACTTCCACCATTGAAATGACAGTTCTTAACTTGAAGGCCATCAACGCCATTAGCCTCAATCTCTATACCAGCATCCGGACCATCAGCGGTTATTCTCCATTCACAGTTCTCAACCAACAGATCGTCACCGGCATCTGCTACAGTGATTGTTTCAAGATCATAGACACCACATAAAAATAGACATCCGCTGATTGTGCAATTCGCAGCCGCAACGTTAACCCGGGAAGTCACAGCAGTTAAGGTGCTGGCTAAAAAATAAAGCCCATAAATTGAAACGTTAGCCTCCGTTACCGTTATTGTGTCAATGGCAGCGTTGCAGGTAAGGGCAGGACGCAGTTTACCAGCACCTAACCCGATAATGGTAACTCCCGCCACATCGCATGTAATGGCAGTAGTGATTGTCTCCGCATGACCAGCTTTCACCATAATGATATCGCCGTTATCAGCGGTACATCGTCCGATAGCATAATCAATAGTACCAAACGGTTGATTGTGAGTACCTTTGCCTGTATCAGCACCGTGCACAGAATCAACCCAAAATACGTTACCGCCATAAGTGTTTAAAAGCGGTACTCCTCGAATAGCTACGCCCTGTGCGAAGCCATTTGGATAATTACTTATAGGCATTTTATCCTCCTATGGACTCATATAGAGTCAGTTTGAATTCCCATAGTTCGGGAAGTTTGTATTAGAAGCCCAGACTCATTGCCTGAGCTTCTAAAAATATTTGTCAAGGTTTATATGGAACTATCCTTGGGTGATACTACGCCCCAGGCGAAGCAAACACGCCCCGGCCGTCGGACCACCCGAAGGCGCACCTGAACGTAGCTTTGAACTTCGCATTTTCCGTGTCAAAATCATTCTCAGTTCCGAACGCATCAGCCCGACGTTCCATGTATTTTAAGCCGTCTGGGCAATCTGTTTTCAGAAACCATGCATCCTCATCGGTCAGGTAGTGATTAGCCTTAACACCCTGCGGGATTTTACCGGAAGCTCGAATTGCATTGATATCGTTGTTAGCAGTATCAACACGACCGATTGACTTTAAAATCCGGTAGGCATTAAACTCTTCCGATGGATGGATAATGAGCTTCATCGGCCTAATGGCGATGACCCCGCCCCTATCAGTTTTGAGAGCGGCGATATCAGTACATGCCTGTTCAAGAGCGGTCTCACTCAAGTCAGCAGGAGTCGTAAGTTCGTTTCGCCATGTACCACCCGACTTATTGGGATGATCGGTAGCGCACAATGCTTTACCGTCACTTTGTGCTCCCATCGTATAACTTGCATTAAAAGCACGATTGAGGACATTAGCGGCAATAACTTCTTTTGTTTGACGCATGGAATAAGCAAGCGCACTCGCACGTCTCAAAGCGACCGTAACGGATATGCCATCTTCATGCATTTCAAAGGTAATGATAAAGCCTAATCCATACGTAATGTTGACGTATCTATTAACGTATCCCTGGCTTTGGTCATCGTAAGCAATGCCATCGTTTTCATTTTTTATTTGAGCAAGACCAAATCCGGTCACTCCGACCTCTTCCTCAAATGCCCTTGTCGATATGTTCTTTTCAAAAATATCCAAATACTCGATTGGATACTCTTTGTATTTTGTCGTAAACCACGTTCTAACTCCAGGAACGAGGTCTTTGGCAAAATTACCAGTTGTTATAACACCCATGATAGACCTCCTTCCTATACGCCTGTTGCTAATCTCATTTCGTGTTGAATTAAAAGAACATCAAATTTACAGTATGTTCCAAGATCATTATCCTCTTTGTCCGATACATTAAGGATCTTACATCCGGCTTCCCCTGCCCCAGTCCCGCTTGAGTCCAGCTCCATCCCAGACAAGCCAGATGAAGTGTTACCAGAACCAACTACGAAATTAGCAGAAAGACCTATCATGTCAGCATCTATATTGTTATCTGCATTATCTTCTTGAACTTCAAAGATAACATCAGGGTCATCAACAACAAGGCAATACATAGCCGTATCCGCTGGCCTGTATGCCCTATAAAGATTAGTGGTATCAAATGCCATGTAGGGCTGATCGCAAAACATTATAACAACACCTCTGACATTATCGCCTGCCGCTGCTTGGATTACTGTTGCATGTTTTCCAGATGCATCAGCACTCCCGTGGGACTTAACAGTGTCTCCAACAAAAGTCGCCGTGGAATCTGTAGAAGGAATGTAATACATCCTCGCCTTACCGTTCCACGGATTCCCATTTAAATGTCTGACGGGTCTAAACCCGCAAATTCTATCAGTATTCGCCATTGTTTCACCTCATATTTTCACACCAAAGGTAGAAGAGGCTATGTAATTTCAACACCACCATACACGCCCTCCTTTTTGGCGTTTAATTTACGTTTCATGTCGTTTTCCGACATCAATATCCTGTCCTGTTTCGCTTTCTGATCTTCGTTATACCAATCTTCTCTGATCTCCATCAGAACTGTTGTTATTCCTCCGCCTACTGGACGAGCTGCTGCGCTGCCAGGCAAAGAGTTTTTCCCTATTTTTGGATCTCCGATCTGAGTATCTTCTTTCACTACAGAATATCCGGCAGCCTCGAACTGCGATATTCTTCCGCGGTCGTTGTTGACAAACCTTCTTATATACCCTCTTCTTTTAGGAGCCGTGAGAACATTACGGGTCCCAAGCGGAACTCTTTCCGGTCTTTTCTGTGTTTTCATTGTCTCTGTCATCC